ACTAGCTCATTTCAGCCGACAGCACCAGTCGCACCAACTGCACCATCCGGCGATTACTATGCTCGTATGGGCTTACTAGACCAGCCACCAGCAGGACTGCTAGAAGCTGGCTTCGGCTCACCACAGGACTTTGCGGCGGCAAACACTGCCTTCCGCATGGGCGCGGCCACACGGCCAAGCATGTACACTGACCCCTATAACTTACAAGGATATACTCTTTTATCATGAACGAAGGAAAATTGCGTGAGCGTATGGATCGCGGCGAAAGAGCGGCGGCACTCCTGCGAAACGAATTGTTACAAGAATCGTTTTCGTATTTAGAGGATCAATTTATAACAGCGTGGAGAGAATCCGGTGTCGCTGACACTGAGAACCGAGAGCGCGTTTACCAGCTTCTGCAAGCACTTACGGCGGTGCGTGGCCACATTGAAAGTGTGGTTACGGACGGTAAGATTGCGAAGTCAAGTCTTGAAGGCTTGAAATGAAACCCAAAATCAGTTTATAAAGGATGTAGATGATGAGTACCGATAACTCTATTGAGAACGGCGCAATATCAGCACAAGATGCAGTAAGCCTGTTAATGCAACCCCCTACACAGGACACGGTTGACGAAGAACAGAGCGTAGAGGTCGAGGCGGTCGAAGAACAGCCGGAAGCCTCTGAGCCAGAATACGAAGAAGCCCAAGCCGAGGTAGATGAACCCGAAGCCGAAGCGGATGAGTATGACGGCGAAGATGTTGAGGACGACACTGAGGAAAGTGACGAGCCAGAGCAACCCGAACTCTATACCGTCAAAATTGATGGCGAGATGTTCGATGTTACGCTTGATGAACTCAGATCAGGATACAGCCGTCAACAGCATTTTACAAAGCGTAGTCAGGAACTGGCTGAACAGCGCAAAGCCTTTGAACAAGAGGCCGAGCAAGTCAAACAGTATCGTGATTACTACGCTCAACAACTTGAGCAAGTAAGCAACCAACTCCAGCAGACAATTCCTAGTGAACCTGACTGGACGGCACTATCGCAACAGTACGAAGCAAAAGAACTGTTTGCTATGAAGGCCGAGTACGACAAGCGCAAAGAAGAAGTAGTGCGAGTTGAACAAGAGCGAGAGCGCATCGCTCAACAGCAACAGGCTGAAGCACAGCAACAGATGCAACAGCATCTGGCGGCACAGAAGAACGAAATGTTGGAGCGCGTACCAGCATGGCGTGATGAAAGCCGCAGAAACAATGAACGTCTTGAGGTCATCAAGTATGCACAGGATGTCATAGGCTTCAGCGAAAATGAGATTGCAAATGCGTCTGACGCACGAGCAATTGAAATGCTGTATAAGGCATGGCAGTGGGATAAGCTCCAGAAGGAAGCCCCTACCGCTAGGAAGAAAGTCCAAAGCGCACCAAAGGTTGCAAAGGGCGGTCAGCCCAAGACAAAAGCTCAAGTTAAGTCACGTCAACGCCGTGAAGCATTAAGCAGATTAGACAAGGCAAAGTCTGTTGATGCGGCGGTAAACTTTTTAATGTCTAAGTAGTTTATTAACAGGAGCTTATTATGACTACATTTACTACAGCAGATGCCATTGGTGAGCGCGAACAGCTTGCTGATGTAATTTATCGTATTGACCCAGATGAAACTCCAATCTTCTCTGCGGTTAAAAAATCAACTGGCAACGGAATCTTCCTTGAGTGGCAGGTTCAGGAACTAGCGGCCGCAAGTGCTACCAACTTTGTATCAGAAGGTGCTGATGCCGCAATCGCCGCCGCAACGCCAACTGTTCGTGCTGGTAACTACATGCAGATTTCACAAAAGTCATATGCCGTTTCCAACACTTTGGAGCAGGTTGACAAGGCTGGTCGTGAAAAAGAATCTCAGTATCAGCGTGTACTGAAATCCTTGGAACTGCGCCGTGACATCGAAAAGGCAATCGGTGACACCAACGTAGCACGTTCCGCATCTGAGCCACGCAAGTCAGCATCACTGATGACTTGGATCACAAACGGTTCAGTTGGCACTGGTTCAACTTTCTCTGCTGGTCTTGGCACAGACGCTGTGACTATTGGTACAGCCGCATCTCGCGGCCTGTCACTGGCACTGATCGAAGACGGTATGCAGGACGCATGGACAGACGGTGGTTCACCATCACTGATGGTAACATCTGCCGCTAACCGTGCAGTGTTCTCAGACCTGTCAGCGTCAACCAACTTGGTCAACAACCAAGTCAACATGACCAAAGCAAAGGAAGTGACATATGTTGGAAGCACCTCGATTTTCTTAACGGATTTCGGAGAAATTTCTGTTGCACCCTCAAGATTTATGTCAAATGACAAGCTGTTCTTGATTGACCCAGACTTTGTTGAGGTTGCTACACTGAATGGCCGTAATTTCGCCGAAAACGAAATTGCCGCAACAGGTGATGCCGAGAAATTCCAGATCATCTGCGAGTGGACACTAAAGCCACTAGCACCGAAGGCACATGCCGCTGTGCTTGATTTGGACGGTACTGCCGCCTAACTAATCTATGAGAGGGGCGGTTCGCCGCCCCTTTCTTTTGCGAATAAAAACGATTATCACTATCATTTGCATAGGTGAGAGATGAAACGCCCCCTGATCACAGACCCCACGACAGGCAAAACCACTTATATCGAAAGCGATGCTGACGGTGATCATATCGTCACAGAGCAGAAATTTGACCCATTACTGCGTATTAACAAGCAGATGAACAATGACTGGCAATACGGTCAGATGCGTGGAACGCAGAAGCATATCCAGCACGTTGCCGAAATACCGAATGTATTGTATCATCACCTTTTGAAGACACTGGGCAAGCCTAGTGAAAACCCTAACGGATGGAAGCGGTGGCTCAACGACAGTGAGAACCGCGACTTTAGGACTGGTGGCGGTAACATATGAGCATTGGCACATTCGCAGAATTGAAACAATCTATTGCTAGCTTTTTAGCAAGGAGTGACCTGACCGCGCAGATACCGGACTTTATCCAGCTTGCAGAAGGCCGGATGTCACGCGAGTTAGAAACACGCGAACAGGAAAAGCGGTCAACGGCTACGCTAACATCTGGTGATGAGTACATAGCCCTGCCGACAGACATGCGTGAGGTGCGTGAGGTTAAGTTAAACACGTCACCGCTAACGGTTCTGACCTACCACAGCCCAACGTCACTAGACGGCAGTTATCCCAGCGATGCTACTGGTAAGCCTCTAGGCTTCAGTATTATTGGGCGCGAGATGAAACTGCGGCCAGTGCCTGACAGTGCATACACAGCAGAAATCGTGTATATTGGATCATTGACGGCAATCAGTGACAGCAACACACCAACGCTGTTTCTGAGATCGCCTGATCTTTATTTGTATGGTGCATTAGCGGAAGCCTATGCCTATCTGCTCGATGAGCAGAGAGCCGCACAGTATGATCAGAAGTTCAGCCGTGGGATTGAGGAAGTTAGACGCGATGAGCAACGCGCACATTACGGCACTGGTTCATTGCAGATTAAATCTATTTACAGCAAGCAAAACGCGAGTATGGAGTAAACTATGAGCGCAATGTCAGATTATCTTGAGAATGAAATTCTTGACCACATTCTCGCCACAGCAAGTTACACAGCACCAGCCACGGTGTATGTCGGCCTGTCAACCGGATCATTCGGTGATGACAATTCCGGCACAGAGCTATCCGGCTCTGGTTATGGCAGGGTAGCGGCCAGCTTTGGCGTAGCGGCATCCGGCACAGCTAGTAACGATGCGGCTATTGAGTTCTCAGCCGCAACAGGCGACTGGGGAACGGTCAGCCACTTTGGTATCTTTGACGCTAGTTCAACAGGCAACCTATTGATACATGGCTCGTTCACTGCTTCAAAGGTTATTGCCACTGGCGATATCCTGCGGATTCAGACAGGCGATCTGGACGTATCAGCAGACTAAGGGGTAGGGCATGGCCACCCTTGAAGAACTTGACCGCTTTGGTTCTATGGATGCCCTTGATGGGTATGGCACTCTTGAGCAGTTAGATGACTTAGGCTTTCAAGAAGCGTCTGCGGCTGTTTCATTTGCGCTCACAGCCGCCTCAGTTGCTACTAGGCTACAAACACTAGCGGCATCAGTTAACGCCGCTGTGACGGCCTCTAGCGCGGCTACAAGGGTGCAAACAGGTAGCGCATCAGTTACAGGTGCGGCGGCCTTCTCTGCGGTTATAACACCTATTAGAACAATGGCATCATCTGTGGCCATTGCGGTCACTGAAACTGCGGATGCGATTAGGGTGCAGTTGCCTGACGGTCAGGCTGATATTGCGCTTACAGTGACAGCGATAGGTAAATTTGTTACTAATGCACAGGCCGTTCCGAGCTTTGCTATGTCAGCATCTAGTGGTGTGAACGCTACATTTAGTTACGCTGGCACAGCATCTGGTGCTTTTACAGCAAGCATGACAGGGGCTATAATGGGCGAGGACTGGTCAGATGAGGCAATTGGCGGCGAGGAATGGGTCGATATTGGTATTGGCTCAGAGGTCTGGTCTAATGTGTCTGTTGGCAGTGAGGTTTGGTTAGTACAATGATTACTTTTGGCGAATGGCTACCTGATCAGCCGGACATGAACAATGCTATCGTGACGGCTAACAATGTTATCCCTGCGGCTAATGGCTACCGATCATTGCCATCATTTACACAGCTATCAACATCTGCCAGCGACACACTGCTAGGCATTTACTCTGCTAAAGCTGATGATGCCTCTATTACATTGTTTGCTGGCGATGCTAGTCGCTTATATGAATTTAACACAGGCGATAGTGGCCTTGATGATGTATCAAACGGCACATACACGCTAACAAGTTCTGAACGATGGAGATTTGTGCAGTACGGCAACGATGTGATTGTAGCTGGTGGCATAGGCGAGGAATTGCAATATTGGGATTTAGCGACATCTACGCAGTTTGCAACGCTCTCGACAGACGCTCCAAAGGCCGATTACATTGCCGTTGTGCGTGACTTTATCTTCACCGCAAATGTCGATGAGGGTTCTGGCCGGAAGCCTTATCGCGTTAAGTGGTCAGGCTTTGACAGTGCTACTGATTGGACGGCTGGCACAAACCAATCTGACTTTCAGGACATCCCAGATGCAGGTGCGATTCAGGGCATTGTTGGCGGTGAATTTGCCACCATCTTTATGGAGAAGGCTATTGTCCGCGCCACCTACACTGGCTTGCCGCTTGTGTTTCAGTTCGACAAGGTTGAGCCAAACAGAGGCTGTAAGATTTCCGGCTCTATCTGCAACATTGGCCAGCTATCGTTCTACTACTCAGATTCTGGTTTCTATATGTGGGATGGTCAGCAGTCCAAGCCTATCGGACAAGAGAAGGTGGATGACTTTTTTGCAAAAGATTGTGACTTTAGTTTCGTTAACAAGATAACGTCAGCAGTAGACCCCATTCGGCAGGTTGCTATCTGGTCGTATGTATCAACTGCCAACACAGGCACGACACCGGACAAGTTACTTATCTTTAATTACTATCTAGGCCGTTGGGCAAGTGCGGATGTAAACGCGGATTTAATCGCGCCGTTCTTCACCGCTAGTTACACGTTAGAAGACTTAGACAATGTCAGCACTAACCTAGACACATTACCAGCAAGCCTAGATAGCAGTTTCTGGCTTGGCGGTGAGTTTTATTTGGGTGGCGCATTAGCAGATCAAATGTATGTGTTCTCAGGTGCGGCTTTAGACGGCACTATTGAAACTGGTGAGTTACCGTTAGAGGCTGGCAAGCACAATATTGTTACTCGTATCTACCCCTACTATGATGGCGGCTCTGTTACGCTTGAGGTCGGCACGAGGGATGCTTTGTCCGGCAGTGTATCATTCACAAGCCCAGTATCGCCTAACACCGATAACTTTTCCAACTTTCGCGCACAGGGCAGATATCACCGCCTGAGAATGAATATTACAGGTGAGTGGAGTTTGGCGCAGGGCGTTGACGTTGAGGCTAGAGGGATTGGGCGTAGATGACCATTGCACAACGAACGACTAATTACAGGCTACTAAACCCCATCACAGCCACCACGCGAGAGATCGCAGAGGTGCTAAACCGTACCATTGAGGGCGGTCTAAACAGTATTGGCTATGTGACCCTGCCGTCAAACTCAACTCAAATTACAGTTGATGAGCCACGCTACACTATACAGAGCTTAGTGTTTTTCTCTGGTGTCGCGCATAGCCCATTTCATCACAACCCCTATATTGATGCTTCTAGTACTAATGGCACGATGGTGATTAACTTTGACAACCAAGGACACGATGCAGACTTTGCATACCTCATTATCGGATGAGTGGGAGCGATGCCAGCACTGGATTGAGGCGGCACTGCCATATGCCAGTAACAGCCACCGGATCAACGATGTGTGGCTGGCGGTACAGAATGGCAAGGCACAGTTTTTTCCTAGAGAAAAGTGTGCTATTGTAACGGAGATAGTTGACTATCCGCGCAGAAGCGTATGCCGTATCTGGCTTGCAGGTGGCGACTTGGATGAGTTAATAGAGGCCGAAAAAGACATTGCTCAGTGGGCTAGATCAATCGGCTGTAACGGCATGGAAATTATTGGCCGTAAGGGTTGGAAACGTAAGTTAATGGACTATCAATCGCAGTCCACAGTTTTTGTGAAGGAACTATGATATGAGCAAGGGTGGCGGTTCAACCAGAACCATTACATCATCAACAGCCGCACCAGCGTATGCACAGCCGTTCTTAGAGTACGGTCTGTCAGAGGCACAGCGTCTATATGAATCACCAACACCGCAATACTACCCAGAAAGCACCGTTGTCGGCTTCTCGCCTGAAACTCAGATGGCACTGGGCGGTATGCGTCAACAGGCCGTATCTGGCAGTCCTTTTATCCCAGCCACACAACAGGTTGTTATGCAGAACCTGATGGGAACTAACCCATTACAGTCAGCGGCGTTTAGACCAGTGGTTGAGCAGGTTCAGTCACAGGCCGCCAAAGCCGGACGTTACGGCTCTGGCTATCAGCAAGCGGCAGTGGCACAAGCCCTTGCCCCATACGCATATCAAGCCCAGCAATCCGCTATCCAGCAAGCACCTGCGGCTCGTCAGTTTGGCTTTGCTGATCTTGGCACACTTGGTGAGATTGGTGCTGTTCGAGAGGCACAGGCTGGTGCAGAACTTGCGGCTGATATCGAGCGTTTCCAGTTTGAGCAAGCAAGGCCATCTGCAAAACTTGCGGATTACATGGCTATGATACAGGGCGGCACTATTGGCGGTGAAACAATCACGCCACAGTTTAGACAGCCAGCACTAGGCGCACTTAGTGGCGGTCTAGCTGGCGCACAACTAGGTCAGGCATTTGGCGCATCAGGGGCTAGTGGACTTGCTCCATTCGCCATTGGCGGCGGTTTATTAGGGATGATGGGCTAATGGCTAACGGATTTAACGTACCACCAGTTAATTTAAATATGTATACACCAACTGGGTCACAAATGCAGTTGTCACCTGTGAAAAATGTACTTGGATCGCAACAGCCGATGCCGTATAGCTCTGCTGGTATTTCATCTATTTTGCAGGGTATTCAACAGAGAACACCACAGCGTGAGGCTTTTGCTGGCGTACCCTTTCCACGCCCAACAATGCTTCCACCGCAAGGTGTTCCCGTACCACAGCCACGCCCAACAGATATGCCATTATCACCGCTAAGCGGATTAGATCAGTTAACAGCCGCGCAGTTGCGGATGCCAGCCAGAGGCACACCAGCCGATGCCGGACTAAGGGCGGCGGCTTCAACAGGCTTGCAATTGTCAGGATATCAGGACAGACCGATGACACTTGGTCAGGGTCTAGGCGCGATGTATGGCGCATATACAGAGGCTGAACAAGCGGCGGCACAGCGTCAGGCAGAGGCTCAACAGCAAGCAATATCTAACCAGCTTGCTTATTTGCAGTTGCAACAAAAAGCTATGCCAGATGTGTCAAAGGCTCGTCAGGCGGCGATGGACTTAAGGCTTGACCCAGATTCCCCAGAAGGTCAGCAGTTTATGAGAGATTTCCTCATGAAGTCTGGCGGAGTTACTGTTGAAGCTCCTAAGACAGAATCTGCTTATCAGGCAGAACTTGGCAAATATGCGGTTACGCGCCTTAAAGACCTAGATACTGAACTTACGAATGAGCAAACAAATATTATTCCGCGCCTAAACCTTATTGAAGCCGCTATTGAGGGTGGAGTTGAAACAGGTGCTGGTTCTGGGTTCTTCTTGGATGTTAAAAGAATAGCAAACGCAATGGGCGTTTTGCCTACCGATCAAATTGATGAATTAGGCGATCAAGAACTTGTGCAAAAAACAATTTCCTATCTTATTCCGCGATATAGGGTAGCAGGATCAGGTTCAACATCTGATATGGAAATTAATCTATTTGCGGCGGCTGTTCCTAGTCTATCTACATCAACGCAGGGTAACTTAATGCTTATTAAGGGCATGAAGCAGATGTCACGGTTCAAAAAACAGTATCGTGATGATTATATGGATTACCTAAGCAGAAACAAAGGCGATCCAACAGGGTTTGAATTAGAGTTTGAGCAAAGTGGTGCTTCACCGTTTTATTCGCCTGAGAGCAATGAGGAATTGAACGCTTTGGCTGAAAAAGGGTTTATTCAAGAGGGCGATATTTTTTATGACAATGTTAGCGGTGGCTTTCAGATATATGGGTAGTTAAATGGCTAAAAAATTAGGCGAAGATTTACAGTATAGTCAGGGCAGAAAGCGCGATTGGAAGCAAGTCCTCACGGATGTGGTTCGTGAGGTCGGTGCTGGCTTGTCATTCGGTACGCATGATGAAGCTAGTGCGTTCTTAATGTCATTGGGTTCTGACAAGTCGTACAGCGAAATTAAAGCGATCATAGACAAAGACAGGGCGGCTTTCCAGCAGGAAAACCCAGCCGCCGCTATGGGCTGGCAAATGCTTGGAAGCCTTCCTGCGGCTGGTTTAACAATGGGTGCAACGCTACCGTCAACAATGGTTAAATCTGCGGCTGGTGGTGCTTTGTATGCTGGTGCGGAATCTGACTTTGACCCTGCTACCACCTTAACAGGCGCATTGCTTAGTGGTGGTATGTCACCATTAACGTATATTCCACCATTTAAGGGTGTTCCGCAAAGCCCAATGGCAGAGCCAATGAAGAAGATGGGTGTGCCTCTGACAATTGGCCAGCAGTCCGGTGTCAAAAGTGGCATGGGTCAATTTGAAGAAGCATATGCCCAAACCATGCCGTTTGTTGGGTCTATCGTGCAAAAGGCTAGAGAACAGGCAAAGGTTCAGTTTAATCGCGCCACAATTAACGAAGCATTGCGTCCACTAGGTGTAAAAGCACCGGAAAACTTAGAGGGCAACCAGCTATATGCTTGGGCAAATAAAACCCTTAACGAAGCCTATGATAAGGCTTTAAGCCCCATGAAACTACAAGGCTCACAGGTAGGCGGTGACTTGTCAACTGCATATAATAATTCATTGAAGGGCTTGGATGTCGCCCCTGAGTTCAAGACTACTGCCGCTACTGAAATGAGTAAAATCATAAGTGATTTAAAACGATTCGGTGGTAGTGGCACTGATATTAAAAGGATTTTATCCGATATAGACGACAAGACAGCACTGTATCTGTCTGACCCTAATGTAAACAGTCAGAAAGTTGGTCAGGCTTTTGAGCAGTTTGGCGATGACATTGTTGCGTTGCTGGCAAAGAATAACCCAGACAGCGCACAGGCACTAAGAACAGCAGACAGGGCTTTTAAGCGATATCTGCCAATACGAACAACTGTGCAAAAAGTGGGTGTGCAGTCCGAAACATTTGGTGAAGAAACATTTACGCCGTCACAGTTACTAAGCTCAATTACAACAGGTGATAAAACAGCGCAGGGTAGAGCATTGCTTGAAATGGATTCACCTATTCAACAAATTGCTAAGGGCGCACAAGCGACTATCGGAAGCAAGCCAGTGGGCAGTCAAACTGCACAAAGACTTTCCGCTAAAGAGCTACTAGAATCTGCGGCTTTAGTAGGCGCACCAACTGGGCTATTAGCCACAGGTGATCCGGCCGCAATGGTTGCTGGTGCATTGCCATACGCTTATGGTTTGAGTTACTTAGCACCGCAAACGGCGGCAAAGGCAATTTCCGGAGCAGGGCAAGCCTTGAAGGGGCTTCCTTTTGCAACATCCTTGCAAGCCGCACCGTTTGTCCAGCAGGGCTTACTTGCTGACCAGTAAGGTAAATGATATAAACACACCAGAGGTTGTGACACATGAGCAAAGATAAATTAACGGACTACGACAGCCTAGCTTCAAATAATTTGGATGTGGGCGGCATATCCATTGCGGAAGGCATGCTTCCCAGCAATGTGAATAATGCCATGCGCGAACAACTTAGCCATCTGGCTGACTTTGCGGCTGGTACTACTGGTATTGATGTCCTTAACTTGCAGGATGATGACGCAAGCGCATCTATCAAGATACAAGCTCCGGCGACTGTCACAACTACCACGACATTTACCCTGCCGGACGGTGACGGCTCTGCAAACCAAGTTCTGACTACTAACGGTTCTGGCACACTTAGCTGGGGCAACGCTGTTCTGTCGTTCAATCTATTTCAGTACACTGCCACAGCAAGCCAAACCACATTCTCTGGTGCTGACGACAACGCCGCTACACTGGCTTACACAGCAGGTAGCATTATGGTGTTTCTGAACGGCGTACAGCTTGATCCAGCCGATTACACTGCGACTAACGGCACAAGCGTTGTTCTGGCTACTGGCGCGGCTTTGAACGATGAGTTGAACATATTTGCCTTTGGTGCGTTTAACGTGGCTGACACGGTAGCGGCATCGACTGGTGGTACATTTAGCGGCAACATTACTGCGCCTAAGTTTCTAACCACGACAAACAAGGTGGAAACTGCTATCTTTAGAGTTAATGCACAGACATTAACGGCTGACACGACTATTGACGCTGATGAGAACGCATCTGCGGCTGGTACGATAACGATTGACACTGGCGTTACTTTAACGGTGACTACTGGTGGGAACTTGGTGATACTATGAGTACATTAAAAGCAGATACCATCCAGAACACATCTGGCGGTGCAGTCACGCTGACTAAGCAACATGCGGCAAAGGCTTGGGTTAATGGTACAGCTACAGCCTCTATAAATAATAGTTTTAATTGTTCATCTGGGACAGACCACGGAACAGGAGACTATTCAATAACCCTCACAAATGCTTTCTCTGCTGTTACTTATGCAATGTCAGCTATGGCAAGAACAACGACTGCTGGTTTTATTGTTACAAGAAACCCAGACAGGGATGAGGCTACCGTTTTAGCTATAGAAATAGATACTGACGCAAGTACACAATCAGATTCTGCATTTGAAATAAATGCACACGGAGATTTAGCATGAGTAGCATCTTAGTTGACAATCTCACAGGCAAGACCTCTGCTGGC